GTTTCGAAAAAAGCTGAACGAGAGAGACAAACCAAGAAGAAGGGCAAAATGAATGGGAAAAGCTATATTGACGCGTACTACCAGGCAATAAAAAACGGCTCCGTCGTTGTGGGCCGTTGGGTTCGCCTTTTGTATGAATATATCGTCCGCGGAGTTGAAGAAGGTCGGTTCTTCTACGACGCGAAGAAGGCAAACAGCGCGATCAAATGGATCGAGAAGCACTGCTTCCACACTGAGGGACCCCTTGCACCGGGTCCTTTTAAATTGGAGCTCTGGCAGAAGGCACTCGTCAGCTGCATCTTTGGGATCGTTGACGATAAAGGGCTGAGGCAGTTCCGAGAAGTGGTGCTGATCGTCGCCAGGAAGAACGGCAAGTCACTGTTTGCCTCTGCTATTGCCAGATACATCTGGAAGCAGGATGGCTTCGGGGCAAGGGTCTACACGATGGCCCCGAAACTGGATCAGGCAGAGATCATCTACGGAAACATCTGGACGATGACAACCTTAGATCCGGACTACATCGCACTGAAAGCGAAGACCGACGAAAGGGACTACCACAACAAAAAGGTAAACGACGATTCAGAACTGGAGAAGCGAAGGCAGTCGGATCTGTATATCCCGGCGACCAATTCAACGGTGAAGAAGATCGCCTTCTCCTCGAAGAAGTCAGACGGCTTCAATCCTTCCCTGGCTATCTGCGACGAGATCGCAGCCTGGGAGGGCGACAAGGGCCTGAAGCAGTATGAAGTTATGAAAAGCGCGCAGGGCGCGAGACCTGAGCCGCTTGTGCTGTCGTGCTCGACTTCGGGCTATAACAACGATGGGATCTACGACGAGATCCTGAAGCGGGCATCCCGTTTGCTTCTTGGCGAGTCAAGGGAAAAGCGCCTACTGCCGGTGTTGTACATGATCGACGACATCGAGAAGTGGAACGACATCAACGAGCTGAAAAAGTCGAACCCGAACCTTGGCGTCTCCGTCTCTGTCGATTACCTTCTGGAGGAGATCGCAGTCGCGGAAGGCTCCCTCTCGAAAAAGGCCGAGTTCATCACAAAATACTGCAACCTTAAGCAGAACAGCTCCCTCGCCTGGCTGCCGGCGAACATCGTCGAGAAGGCCTGCGGGAAACCTCTGAAGCTTGAAGACTTCAACCGGCACTATGCTGTGATCGGGATCGACCTGTCTCAGACCACGGACTTGACGGCTGCGGTGCTGCTGATCGAGAAGAACGGGGAGCTTTTCGTCTTCGCGCACTTCTGGCTGCCGGCAGAGAGAATCGAGGAGGCAAAGCAAAGGGACGGGCTTCCATATGAGATCTACATCCAGAGGGGCTTCCTGAGCCTGTCCGGTGATAACTTCGTCGACTATCACGACTGCTTCCAGTGGTGCGTGGACGTCCTGAAGAAATATAGGATCTACCCGCAGATGGTCGGATATGACCGGTATTCTGCGCAGTATCTGATCAAAGACCTGGAGGAGTACGGATTCCACACGGATGACGTCTACCAGGGCGACAACCTGTGGCCCGTCATCCAGGAAACAGAGGGCTTTTTAAAAGACGGCAAGATGCACATCGGGGACAACGATCTCCTGAAGGTGCATCTTTTAAATTCTGCCGTCAAAATGTCGGTCGAAAGAGGGCGGGGGAAGCTCGTCAAACTGGCACCGACGGACCACATCGACGGAACAGCGGCTTTACTGGACGCCATGACAGTCAGGCAAAAACACTACCAAAGCCTTGGCGGGAGGCTGAAAAACGAGGGAAAGTAAATGTCTTTATTCGATTTTATTTTCAAAAAGGACAAGGAGAGCGAAAAAGCCCTTCATGTCCAGACGGTCTTCACGGAGCTGAACGGGTACAGACCCGTCTTCCGGTCCTGGGGCGGGAAGCTATACGAAAGCGAGCTTGTCAGGGCAGCGATCGACGCGAAGGCCAGGCACTGCATGAAACTACAGGCGACCTTCTCCGGAGCTGCGCGGCAGACTCTCGTGAACAAGATGAAACACGCCCCGAACGAGTGGCAGACCTGGAGCCAGTTCTTCTATCGTGCGTCGGCGATCCTGGACGCGAAGACGACCTGCTTCATCGTCCCGGTATTCGATGAGGACTTAACTGTGACGGGGTATTACACCGTAGTCCCTGACCGGTGCGACATCAAAGAACACAAGGGTGTGCCGTGGCTGATCTACCACTTCCGGGACGGGAAGGACGCGGCGGTCGAGCTGAGGCTCTGCGCGATCCTGACCCGGTTCCAGATGGAGAACGACTTCTTCGGGGAAGGGAACGGCCCGCTGCATGACACGATGGATCTGATCGCCTACGACCGGCAGGGGATCAAAAACGCGATCGAGCAGACGGCCTCCTACACCCTGATGGGCCAGGTCGACAACTTCACAGACTCGGACGACCTAAAGAAGGAGCGGGAACGGTTCACGAGGAAGAACCTACAGAACGAGCAGAAGAATCAGGGCATTCTGTTGTTCCCGAACACCTATAAAAACATAAAAGAGCTGAAGATCGACCCGTACACGATCGACCCGGAAGAGGCGAAGGACATCCGCGACAACGTCTTCCGGTATTTTGGCGTCAATGACAAAGTATTGATGAACTCGGCGACCAATGACGAATTGGACGCCTTTTTTAATGGGGCCGTGGAGCCCTTCGCCATTCAGATCTCCGAGGGCTTGACAAAGGCCATGTACTCCCTGAAGGAGCGAACGAACGGGAATAAGTTCACCGCGAACGCGAACCGCTTGCAGTACATGAACGCGAGCTCAAAGGTCCAGATGGCTCAACAGCTTTTAGACAGGGGTGTCATGAGCATAAACGAAGCTCGTGCCCTGTTTAACTACCCCGACGTCAAAGGCGGCGATGTCCGGTCGATAAGGGGCGAATACAAAAACGCAAACGACCTCGTCACGACCGAAGGCGTCGAGGTCATCACAGTGGAGGAAGAAGAAAATGCCGGTGAAGAATGACAGAGAATACAGAAGCATGACGATGGCGCCAGTCGAGGGGCAGGATTTCCGGGTCCACGGCTACGCGACCACGTTCGACGATCCGTATGTCCTTTACGAGGACCGGGAAATCATTTTGCGTGAAATCGTCGACCACAATGCACTGATGAACGCGGACATGAGCGATGTCATCATGCAGGTGAACCACGAGGGCCGGGTGTTCGCCCGGAACTCAAACGACACCCTCTCCCTATTGCCTGACGCGCACGGGTTAGGTGTCGATGCTTACTTGGGCGGAACAGACCTCGGCCGGGGTGTGTTTCAGGATATAGCGGGGGGCTATATGACGAAGATGTCGTGGGCCTTCACGGTTGCCGCGGACGAGTGGAAGAGCGAACAGGCTCCCGACGGGAGACAGCTTGAGACCCGGACCATCAAGGCCGTGAAAAAGATTTATGACGTTTCAGTCGTTTCTATCCCCGCAAATGACGCGACGGAAATCTCAGCGCGCAACCTTGCAGACGGAGTGATCGAGCGAGTGAAAGCGGAGCGACTTGAGGCGCTTGAGATGAGAAAACGCAAAATGCTTTTGGAGGACTGGCTGAAATGACCAGAGAAGAAATCATGAACCTCGACCTCGAAGGAATCGAAGCCCGCAAGGCTGAGATCCGTGAGGAGGTCAAGGCGGCGAACGACTCTGCCGCTCTCGATGCTATCGAAGCTGAGAAAGCGATCATCGAGGAAAGAGTCGCACAGATCCGCGCCGAAATCGAGCAGCGAAAGGCCGACATGGCTGAAGTGCTGAAGGGTGCGGGAAAGACCATCGAAAAAATGGAGGAAAGAAAGACCATGACCAACATGGAAGTAAGAAAGACCCCTGAATACGCTGAAGCGTGGGCGAACTACATCAAGACCGGCGATGACAAGGAATGCCGCGCTCTCCTGACCGAGAACGTCAGTGCCGGCACCGTTCCGGTTTCAGCTTATGCCGAAGATCGCGTCCGCACCGCGTGGAACCGCGAAGGCATCATGAGCCGCGTTCGCAAGACCTACCTGAAAGGCAACGTCAAGATCGGTTTCGAGATCTCTGCCGGAGATGCGACCATCCACACCGAAGCGTCCAACAGCGCCGTCTCCGAGGAAAGCCTTGTTCTCGGCGTTGTCAACCTTGTGCCGAAGAGCATCAAGAAATGGATCTCCATCTCGGACGAGGTCTATGACCTGAAGGGAACCGAGTTCCTTGACTACATCTACGACGAACTGACCTACAGAATCGCCAAGAAAGCCGCTGACACCCTGATCGCTGACATCGAGGCTTGCGGCACTGTCTCCACCACGGGCGCTCCGGGCGTTCCGAAGGTGGTCTCCACGACCATCAATGTCGGCCTTGTGGCTCAGGCGATGGCAAACCTCAGTGACGAAGCCGCGAACCCTGTGGTCATGATGAACAAGGCGACTTGGGGCGCATTCAAGGCGGCTCAGGCGGCGAACGGCTACAACTATGACCCGTTTGAGGGTCTGCCCGTCCTGTTCAACGATTCCATTTCCGCTTTCTCCGCGGCTACCACGGGCGTGACTTACGCCATCGTTGGCGACCTCGGTCTCGGCGCACAGGCCAACTTCCCGAACGGCGATGACATCGAAATCAAGTTCGATGACAAGACCCTGATGGAAAAAGACCTGATCCGTATCCTTGGTCGCGAATATGTCGGCCTTGGCATCGTTGCTCCGAACGCATTCGTCAAGATCACTCACTAAGCACTAAAGGGAGGGAGGGCTATGAAAATCTTTATTGCGGTGCCGTGTATGGATCAACTTCCGGCGCGGTTCGCTCAGTCACTATCAATGCTCAAGAGGGCAGGAGACACGCAAGTCGGCTTTGAAATCGGTTCGCTCGTCTACTTCTCTCGGAACAACTTGGCGAAAGCCGCAATAAAAGCGGAGGCAGATTGGATTCTGTGGTTGGATTCCGATATGACCTTCCCTCCCGATCTGCTCCAACGAATGCTCAAGATTTGCGAGGAGAACGACCTCGACTTCCTTTCGGGGTTGTACTTCCGCAGAAACCCGCCTTATTCGACTGTCCTTTATGACCGACTCGAGGCAACGGAGAAGGGTGCATCCTTCACGACCTTCGAGTCAGTTCCTGACGGGCTTTTCGAAATAGGAGGGTGCGGCTTCGGCGGCGTACTGATGAAAACCGATGTGGTCATGGATGTCGCAGGAAAGTTCAAGCGTATGTTCGACCCGATTGACGGAATGGGGGAAGACCTCTCGTTCTGTTGGAGGGCGAGACAATGCGGATACAAACTTTTCTGCGAATCGTCTCTTGAAATGGGTCATGTCGGGTATGCGGAAATCACCCGCGAATACTTTGAGACATGGAGGAAAGAATGATGGACGAGATTCTAAGCGCTGCAAAAATGGCTTTAAGGGTTACGACGAACGCTTTTGACAATGAGATCCTCGGTCTGATCACCGCGGCGCTCTATGACATGGAACGAGCGGGCATCACGAATAAGGACACGTCTGACCCTCTCGTCCGTCGTGCCGTGATCACCTTCTGCCGGTTGAACTTCGGGCAGCCTGACGACTACGACAGACTGAAGAAGTCATACGATGAGCAGAAGGCCCAGATGGGAATGGCGACGGGGTACACGACATGGACCGAAGCATAGCTTTTTACCTGCTGACGTCGGTCGATTACCAGGACGAGCTGAAGCAGTGGCAGAAGGAGACCAGGAAGCGCGAAGTCTTCGGGCAGCTCGCGTCCGTCACGGCGAACGAGTTTTTCGCCGGCGGGCAGAATGGGTATAAACCGGAGTTCCGGATCACGATGTTCG